TCGGACTTCCGGGCGTACTCCTTCAGCCTGACGAAGCCGTTGTCGACCCCGTAGACCCTCAGCAGCGCCTCGACCGACTCCCTGGTGCCCTTCGTCTTGTACAGGTACATCAGGTTCTGGAGGATACGTCTCCAGAATCGAGACTTGATGTCGGACATCCTGGTGTCGATGGACACGTTGGCTCCGACTCCGGCGGCCACGTCGCGGCCGACGAAGTAGCGGAAGGCGTCGGTGGTGGCGAAGCTTCCATCGAGCTGCCATCCCATGACGGCCGCCACGTCCTCGAGGAGGTCATCCGGAGCGTGATCGAACTCAGAGTAGTCGACCCGGCGGAGATTCGGAAGCTGCTCGATGAAGAGCTTGATCCGATCGAAGAACCTGGCGATGATGAGGGAGAAGCTCTTGAAGCTGTCGGAGTCCCTCGAGAACTCCTGCGGGAACAGGTTGTAGATCAGCGAGGAGTTGTTTCGATCGTACAGGGCGCCGGAGGTCTGTGCCTCCACGATGTAGTCGATGACGTTCGGGTCCTCAAGGGTGAGGATGGGATCCGGAGAGTCGTTCGTCAGGGACCCGGACTTGCGGCAGCCCCAGGCGAAGTTCTGGATCCTACCATCGAGGCGATGGCCGGAGGAGTCCCTGACGATGGAGGCGTACGTCGGCGATGTGAGATCGGTCGCGTCATTGAATCGCCAGGAGCCGAGCAGCCCCGACTGGGCGTAGGTCTTCCTGTTGTACGAGCTGGTGAGCGCCGTCGGGCTCTGGGCGGTAGACCAGATGTTGACGTCGTCGATGTCGCCGGAATAGATCTGGGTCACCTTGTTCGGGATGCTTCCCGATCCGAAGTAGAACGATCCGGAGCCCAGATCGAACCTGCTCCCAAGCACCATCGTCGTCGGAGAGGTGCCCGAGACCCTCGGGAAGCTTCCCGTCAGGCCCATGTAGATCGCGATGGTGCCGGTCAGCGAGCCCGGCGTGCGATCGATCACCGCCGAGAAGAAGTTCTGGTAGTACTCGTTCAGCGATCCCGAAACCTCGACGGTGTTCGAGCCGGAGGTGACCCGGAAGTAGAGCTCGGACTGGTGGAACGGTCCGGTGCCCGACATGTAAATCGTGATTCCGTCATTGGTTCCAGGCTTGGTCTTCTGGAAGATGACGGTCGCCTCGGGGCCGAACTGGTAGATGTTATTGGAGATCCATCCCGTGACTGAGAGGGATCCCGTACCTGGGCTGACGAAGGAGGTCCTGGCGGCTCCGTCCTGCACGCCGAAGTCACTGACCCTCACGTATGAGGACGAGAATGACGCGCCGAGGGAGAGGCGACCGGTGCGACTCGGCCACCCATCGAGGAAGTGTCGCTGGTACCCGTCGAGTGAGTCGACGAATGCCTGGAGGTCGTCAACCGTCCCGCCGAACGGGTAGTCGTTGAGGACCTGCTCGGCGGTGACGTTGACATACGACTCCGCCGAGTTGAAGGTGACGAAGTTGGCGAAGTCGCTGTAGTCGACGACCAGTCCGACCATGTCGGAGCCGGAGGCTAGCCTGGTGACCAGGTCGTTCTCTGAGCTGACGTCGGAGAACGAGTCCTGGGTCTGCCCCTCGACTGCCGCGGCCGAGCCGGCAGCCATCTTTCCGTCGAAGAGGCTGAAGATGTCAGGCATCAGACGACCTTGAAGCGGAACCCGGGGTCGATGACCTGCTTACGACCCTGCTCATCCACGAGCAGCACGATGCGGTAGATGTTTCCGGCGTGCAGGTTGGTCATGTGGAACTTGAAGGAGTTTCCGGATCCTCCGTAGGAGAGTCTGGTGTGGTTCTGGGATCCCGTCCCGAACGGCACGACCCTCTCCTTAGTCGCATCGTTCTCGATGGCGTACCACGCCCTCTCGACGATGTATGGTACCGGGCCGAGTGACGCCGTCTGCAGCACGGGCAGGGTGTGCGGACGCTTGCGGAAGAGCACCTCGAAGACCGGGACGTCCTCGGGGAGGTACTCCTCCTGCATGTTGCGGATCCTAGCCACCAGCGGATACTGGGTGAGCGTGTTCACCGGACTCGGTCGCGAGAACGTGAACGTTCCGGTGACCTGCTGGCTGCTGCCGGCACGCCATCCGTCATAGAAGAGGGATCCGCTGTAGGAGCCGGTCGGCAGCAGGAAGGAGGCGCTGTAGATGCCGGTGGCTCCATGGCTCGCGGTGACATACAGGAGTGTGCTGGATGCATCGGCGATGGAGACCACCACCTCACCAGGCAGGTCCTGGAAGACACCTCCGATCACATTGTAGAGGTACAGGGAGCCCGACCTGGACCACTGCATGTTCTGCCGGTCATCGCCGGAGAAGTCGCTCACCCGACACTCGATGTAGGGCCTGCGGTCCTCGTAGGAGCTGTGCCTAGAGTAGAACTTCTTGCGGTAGTAGTCGGTGTAGACGGCGTCGGACTCGATGCTGGCGGTCATCGTGACGGCCAGGCCGTAGTTCGAGAACGAGCCGCTCAGCCAGCCGTCCACCATCGCGGTGACGTCGGCGTCGATGTCCTCGATTCCGGTGTCGAAGTATGCGCTAGAGGTCGCGAAGTATAGGAACTCGCCACCCGGCGTCGTCCAGTAGCCGGTCGAGGTACGCTTCTCCCAGTTGGCGAAGCCGTCATCGGTGTAGGTGTTCACGTCCATCCCGTCGCCCTCATCCCAGTCCTGTGCCAACGGGATGATGGTCATGGCGTAGCTGGACGGCTCGGGGCATCCGCGACTCTTGTGGTTCATCCTGAGGCGGAACGTCATTCCGTCGGTGGGGATGTCTCCGGACGCCGTTAGCTCGGAGAACTTTGAGAAGTCGAACTGGAGGAGTGCACGTCCGAGCGAGCTGGAGCCGGCCGAGCCGATCGCTCCGGAGATGCCAGCGCGCTTGAAGACGTCCAACTCCTCGGAGAAGCCGAGGTTCGCGCCGGAGAGCCGGGTCAGGTTTGGCGCGACGTAGTCGTTCGTGATGAACGTGTCCTTGATCGGGTAGATGCGGTAGATCACCTGGCGCTCCCAACGATGTCACGGGTTGGATACTTGACCTGGAAGATCGACCCGATCGGGCAGACGAGCATGCCGTCCTTCAGGTTGTCACCGATGGGGAACCGATCGTCGGAGTACGACAGCCCGCCCTCGGTACCAAAGACATTGGTGAAGGAGACCTCGTACACCGAGACGACCCCCAGGGTGTCCTGGAGGACCGAGACGACGTCGGAGACCACGATCGGCTGTCCGATCTGCATCGAGTCACGCTTGAAGTAGTCCGACAGCCGGGCGGTGCAGTTCAGGAGGACCTCAGAGCGGTTCTTTCCGGTTGCTACGACCACTCCGAAGTGCACCCGGATGTCCAGGATGCTGGCATCGAGGATGTTGACTCCATCCGTCAACATCTTGAATTTCCTCATGTACGTGGCGAGGTTCGACTTGAGAGTCGGAGTCGCGAGGGTGAGGTTTCCGTCGGCGTCAGCGGCGAGCAGATGGATGTCGTAGGAGTAGCGACCGAACTCGGCCGGCTTGACGTAGGCCTTCTCAATCTTTCCGAACTTGGACGGAAGCGAGAGGGTCCTCGCGACGATGTCCTCGCGGGTCACCGCACGGGACTGAGCGGCGAAGAATGCCGCGGAGTTGGCCTTGATCTCGCGAACTGTCTCCGCGGGACCGCCACCCTTCATCGAAGAGAGGTTGATGCATCCTACAGAAGACTCGACGGTGCCCTTGGTGACCGCGTTGAGGTTCGTAGACGCGAAGGAGAGCGAGGCGGCGAGCGGCTGGCGAACCGTACGGGCGGGAACGTTGGTCTCTGCTCCCCCTCCGACTCGGTACCTGACGGTCAGCGTGTTGTTGTGCGGCGAGAGGCCGAGGCTCCTGGTCTTCAAGAAGTTCTGCGGGTCGATGTTGAAGCTGTTGAAGGTCCTTCGGCCGGCGAGCGGAAGGGCGTAGCTGGCGACGTTCGGGACCAGCTCGTCGTCGAAGCTCACCCCGTCTCCGGAGCCGAACACCAGGGTGGACACTCCGGTGACGATGTCCCGATCGACGATGAACCGACGGGGAGCGGACTGGAGCTTCATGACATACGGGACGAGGTCACCGTCGTCTCCCGCGTTCGTCTCAGCGGTGAACACCCAGTCCTGTGCGAGGTAGTCAACCTCGAACCACTCGTTGCCCTCCTCGTCGAGGATCTCGATCACCTCGATGACGTCCTCGTAACCCAGGTCGATGCGCCTGAACTGCTGGAAGTCGGTGACAGTGAACGTCTCCGTGACAGTCTTTCCGGCCACCACGTCGACGGCCTTCCTGAGGGCGAAGTGCGTCGGAATGCCTGTGGAGGAGTCGAACCTCGAGCCTGTCACCTCACGTCCGAGAGAGGCGGTGAAGTAGACGTCCTCGAGGGTCTCGAACGGGGTACCGTTCTGGGCGAGACCCTGTGATCCCTTGAGGAGGATGGGGGTGTACGAGTCGTCAGGGACGACCCTACCGAATGAGTCCACGGAGGCGGGGACCTCGATGGCCCAGTGGACCGTCCCGACCGAGGGACGTTTGCCTTGGGGCCTGTACCCGCGCGACTTGGCGTTGGCAGCGACGTTGGAGACCTGCGTGGCACCGTCTCCAGACTCATTGAAGGCCTGGTCGAGCATGAAGTGCAGCCCGTCTCCGACGTACGCGAGGAACTCCAGCACCGCCATGCCGGGAGAGCTCTCGTTGAAGTCGGTGAACGATCCCGAGGCATACGCCCGGCCGAAGTTGATCAGGTCACGCTTCAGGGACTTGAAGTCTCTGTTCGTGAGGCTGACGATCCTTTCCTTCTTTACGTCGATTGCCATCGGTTATACCTGGAACAACTGGGTGGCCTCGATCGGGATGTTTCCATAGAGCAGCTCGAGGTGGATCCGGAACCCGTTCTCAGGGACTGCGGGATCCTCGGAGGAGAAGATGATGAAGATGCCCGTCAGGACGAGGTACGGCATCCACTTCGTGACCTGCGACTTGATGCGATCGGCGATCCTCGGCTTGAGGTTCTTCGTCAGCGGCTCGAAGAGGAACTCACGGAGGTTGCAACCGAAGTCGTTGTGCATCACCCGCTCACCCCAGTTGGTGAGGAGGAGCGATCGCAGGTTCGCCCTGATCGCCGACGCGACGTCATCCGTCACCTCGAGGTATCCGAGGGATCCGGTCGCGGGCTGGAAGGGAAAGTTGAAGCTGATCGGCATCCTACGCTACTGTCGCTGCGAATGGAGTCCCGGTTGCCGGGGTAACCGTCACGACGACATTTAGCGTATAGGTATGGAGCGCCTCGGCTATCAGCGTTGGAGCCTGTTCCACATCGAAGCTGACCAGAAGAGGCGGAGCGATCGCCAAGAGGTAGGGCTGGACGGGAGGAACGATGGTGGTAACCGCCGTCACACCCGGGCCGACCCAGACAGCAGCGGTCCACATCGTCCGCAGGGCCTCGTCCAGGGCGTCATAACTGAACGGTCCGCTGGCGGAGGGCTGCAATGAGGCCAGCGTCACCGGCCCCGCAATGGCCGATTGGGCATATGAGACATACGCTTGCATCCAGCTCCCGAGAGGATCAGATCCCGGCATGGTAGCGGGATCGAAGAGAGAGCGAAGCGCCCCCCGCAGTCCGGCAGGGGTGAGCGGCATTCAGAGGACCTTGTTCTGGGAGCTGAAGACGTTGTCTGAGAGCGGCTGCGGTCCTCCAGACAGCCCCACCGCCGTCGGATGCGCGTGGTTCAGCCACTCCTGAGCGAAGGCCTCGCCGCGGATGATCCTCTGGGAGGCCCCTTCTCCGAGCTGCACGTCGCCCTCGATGACGACCTTGCCGTCCGAGGTCATCAGGAGGTACGCCTTTCCCACAGACAGCTTGAAGTCAGCTCGGGGAACCATTCGAATGCAGTCTGCCCGGACGATGGCGACCGACTTCGCGGTCTGTTTCGAGCCGACGTTGCCGGTCTGGGCCTGCGTGTCGGGATCGGACTTGGCGGAGAGGTAAAGAGTGGCCTCGTCATTCCACAGGTCCGGGTTCTCACCGACCCTTCCGACGATCGCGTGGATGGCGCCGGAGGACTTACCGCCCTCAGCGTGCGTCCTCGCCCCGTATCCTGTGTCTGGAGAGCCGTCCCGATCCCTTCCAAGCAGGATGGTGGAGTTGTTCTGGCTCGCTACCACGTTGTCTCCCTGCCTCCGAGAGAGGAACGGGACGTCCTCGAAGACCATGTCCCTAGACATCAGCCGCCCTCGAACTTCGACATGGCTCCGTTGGTGGGAGCGAGGCTCGCGTATGTGTCGTCACGGGGATACTCGGGCCCATTGGGCTCGAACGAGTCCATGGCAGACTCAGGGGAGGACGGTGCGTCGTACTCCAGGGACCCCTCGGAACTGTTTGCGGACTCGTGCCCGGCCACCCGGGAGACCCAGAGGCCGTGTGCCATTCCCTCACCCTCAAACATGACGTACACGTGCTCCCCGGGGGTGATCGGGGTGCCTGACATGTCCTGCGGGAACATCGGCCAGAAGACCCTGAGGGACTGGTCATCGAGTAGGCGGTCGAAACCGTCGGTGATGATCCTCGCCTTGACGGACCCCCTCGGATTGAGGGGGCCTGGGATGGCCTTGAACCTCTTCACGGAGCCGTCTCGGACTGTCGTCACGAGCTCCCCTCCGGCATCGGGGTTCTGGAGCTTGCCGCCCTCCAGGTCGATGGCCAGGACGACAGCGCGGTGGTAGACCTGCTGCTTCTTCTCGCCCCTGGCAGCCTTCTGCAGGACGGAGGCTAGGATCAGCTCTGGCCGACGGT